AGTAAGCACTAACTTAGCAAGTATCGATACAAACTACTTCTCACTTTGTGCTGGAGGTATAGTTACATTAGTAGAGCGTGCATCTAGTGCACAAGAACTTCCAATGTTCGATGTTAATAAAGCAGGTGTAATTACATCATCTCAATCCTCAATCTTTGACCTACTTTCATGTACCACAGCAGGAAATTACTTTGGCTCACCTGATCAAGTTCTTAGCGGGTATCCTGGCACCGCCAGTCAAACTACAGTGACAGTTGTGAGTAGTTATAATGGTCCGTCACCTTCGCCGATCGTTCTAACCTTATCATCTGCAGGCTTTATTGCCTTTCAAGGTGGTACGGTTGTAAGAAATGGAGTGAGAGTTCCAGGTAGATTTGCAATCCCCGTTTTCACATATTAATACTAAATAATCATAATGAATTCAATAACACTATTTAACAACACACTAATTAAACTAATAGCTAGAAGTGGCACAGAGTCTCAAAGACAAAGTGTTATTTTAGATGTTGGTGAATTTGGATATACTACTGATAGTAATAGGCTATATATTGGTGATGGTGTAACAGTTGGAGGATTCATTACAGGTAATATATTTAAAGGTTATTCGTCAAATATTCTAGGGTTGACGAATGTTCCAAGACCTGGTGATAGTGCATTTGATACTAGTAGAAGCACTCTTTATATATATAATTCAGGAGCAACAAGCAATATAAATAGCTGGAGTCCTGTAGGTGGGTTTTATACAGCTGGGAATGGTACTATCTCTATAAATGGTACCAATCAAATTCAAGTTTCTGCTCTTTCTGCTTATAATATATCTACAGATGCTATTGGAAATTCTTTAACGATAACATCAGGAAGAGTAGCCTTATCATCTAGAGTATCTGTAGATGAGATTGTTACGCGTACATCTACTAATTTAAAACTCCCAACGAATTTAACATTAGGTACGCAAAACTATAGACTAACGGCTGCTGTTGTGACTAATGGTTATCTAAGAACTGATGCGGCAGGAAATCTAGAGTGGTCTACAGCTAACTCACTCGTATCAGCTAACTCTGCAACTCTAACTTTAGGAAAAGGTCTAACAGGTGCATATGCAGGGGTAGCGTCAAACCAATTCCCGCTAAGTGGTAACGTATCAATTACACCAATATTTGCACCAACAGCATATACAGTTTTTACTCAAGGATTGTCAACCGTTAGAAGTTCTAGAATTGCAAATATTGCACAGGTACCAGTAGCAACAGCTCTCGCTGCCCTACCGACTATTAATGGGTTGCCGTTAGTTGAGAGCACCTCTAGATTCGATCATCCAGCTAGCGGTGCTTATGATATTACAACTGCAGACACATTCGATACTGGAACAGTAGTTGTCGATGTAAATATAGTAAACGGGACATATAGTTATGAAACCGAGGAGAATCAGATAATATTCTCTCCGTCTATTGATGCGTATGTACAGGTTATAAATTCAAATACGATTAGAGTTGTATTTTACTCTATAGCTACAAAATTTAACCAGTCAGATTCAAAGCTAATTACTGGTACTCGCACAATAGGAGCTGCTTTAACCCCTGGGACAAATAGTGTAAATACGAGATTTAGCGTGAGCATATATGGGTAATAAATATTATATGTGAAAACATATAATAGAGCTAGAGGTATATGCGAAGAATTTTCCGACCATGTCTTATACGATAAGACTAGACACAGTTTAATAGTCAATGTTGATCAAAAATATTTTAAAATTATCAAAAAGGAGCTAGATAGACTAGGATATACATTAGTATTCACAAAAGCGTTTAGCGATAGCGATACAATAACCTGCGCATTTAAATAATATGTCATTCCCATCAGATGTTCAACTTCCTATAGATAGCAAATATTATTGCTATCGTGATACTAATAGATATAACTCAAACTACGATATTACGTGGTCAATCAAGTACCAGCTCTCTGGAAATGTATCTAAGCAAGCAGGGTTCGCTGCATTTCTATCCACAACAACTACTAGTCCTAGTGTCATACCTGGTCAGTATTTATGCACAAAATCACAACATCTGTCCGGGGATGTTACAGTTACAATCAAATCATCCACAACCACGTTAACTGCTAAACCTATTAACATAGTTAGTATAGCTTTTGACACTACTGGCTATTATGCACTCTCATCTGCACTTAGACCAGGAGTCTCCATAAACAGCTTGTCTGCAAACTCACTTATCGTGAGAGGCTACGATGACACAATTATTTTCAATTCGCAACTATCATCTTTAGGATTTAGTATAGATAATAGTTATCAGACGATAAGATACAGATATAGCAACTCTAATCAGGCTTTAACGATTGATTATAGATCTAACACAAACGTAAATTATACTAATCTTGCGACAATTTCAATACCATATAGAATTATAAATGACTCTAACGCCGATAATATTGCAGCAGGCATTACATTCTGCTCACCTATATCCACAAGCGCTACAAATCAATTTATAAACCTAGTCCTCAACAACTTTCACGTTGAAGGTACATCAAATAATACAAAGGTCAAAACAATACAGCCTACTATTATAACATGACACAAGATATAAAACAGGATTATAAAAACAGCGTCATACATCATATCGAAGAAGGTTTAGATCTCGATACAATAAACGAAAAGTATAAAAACGTTCTCTCTGAAATGGAAAGAAGGAATATAGTGTGGCATGTTATATCGCTATATATGCCAGATGTACAACAGCCACAGCCGCGTAGGTGTGGCTGTGGCAAAGGTTAATTTAACCTTCCAAGCATAGTCTCAACTTTAAGGTCATGGCGCATTGCCTCAAACCGTTCATCTATATATTTTTGGAACGCCAAAGGTTTAATCCATTCACTATCTCGTTCTGAATCGATACCTAATTCTTCATTACGCTTCGTTACAAACTCGATACCCTCTAATAAGCAAGCCCAGCGTGAAATTTCATCCAAACTCATTTCGATGGCTGGTCCGTTTTTACGGCTAAAAATATATTTTCTCATTATATATATTATATAAAGGTTCGTTATAACGAGCAAGCATCTTTTATAGCAAAAATTCTATACCAATCGCAATGAGAGGTACCAAAATGCATACGCATTGAGCTAAAAAAAGCCGACCCGCTATAACTGGATGCCAGTAGTTTAAAGATGGGTAAAATATAACTATTCCTAACCACCATAAAACGACATTTGGAGAAGGTATATTATAGTGAGAGAGTATAAACGACATTAAAGCTGTTAGAGGTATTTGAATTAATCCATCTACGATTATTGCTGCGATAATATATTCCCATGGAATTCCAACATCCTCATAATCATCGTCATCCTGCTGCATATTAATACTTATACAGACACGCAAAAAAAGACAGTTAGGAATAAATAAAAGAATGAGTAAGAATAGTTTCAATCAACTATATAATAGTATGATAAAAATCGTTGGTGAAAACACAACAACGGCTCCAGCAAGACCAAAAGTCAGGCCCAAACCACAACCAGCACCGAGCGCCCCACCAAAGCCTAGACGTTCACCAGGTCCATTTACTCCTACAGATCCACTAACTAAACCTAAGCCAAAAGCTCTAGTTGACCTATCACACGAAGAGGAAGAAGATGGTGCTGAGCTTGCGGCAAAATTCTTAAAAAGAAGACTGACAGATACGTTCAACAAATACAAGAACTAATATGCAAAAGCGAATGAAGATTTCTGAAGCCTTCGACCCTGGTGACTTTCCAAATATAGTAAACCCCGATAAACTCTCCAGAATTACTGGTGGTAACGAGGATATCGAGAAAGTTTTACCTAAATTAACCAATAACGAGCAAAGCTATCTGGAATACCTTTCATCGGAAAGGTACAAAGATCTTCTCGCTAGGCTCGAAAAGCAAACAGGTAAAACGTTTAAAACGGCAAATTCTCTAACTCCAGTGTTAATGTCATCGATGCAAATAGCATCTGATGTTATGGCGAAGGAGAAAAGGCACAAAGAATTTCTAGAGCACCTCGCAGTTGAAACTGTCTTAAACATTCCTATGTTTAAACAGCTTAAAGATCAGCATGATGCAGGTAATATTGTATTTGATGTTACTCTTGGTGATGTTGATATAGACTTGCTTTCTGACGCTGAGTCATTTCAAGAGCAGGATGAAGATACAGGTTTATTCGGCGATGAGCAAGCAGAGTTAGAGCTAGCAGACTCATTAGATGTTGATGGTGAAGTTCTAAGACGTAAAGTAGCAAACATGATAACACAAGGAGCTAGTGTGTCGTACTTTGATGTGTTTAGGTTAATTGGTGACCAGCTTCAAGCGAAACTAGGTCCTAACATTGAAAATGAATACGCTCTCCTAGTAACTATTTCTAATATAATGTATTGGTCCATGCCAGAGGGAGTGGAGAAAATGGCAGCACAAAGTGGTATGGCTGCTGGTGCTGAAGAGATCGACCAAGATGAGGAGGGTAGAATTGTCATCAAAGCTCAAGGTCTATGTTTCCCTATACTTGTACATGAAATAATTAAAGGTGCTATGGAAGTTGTAATGTCTTCTATACACCCGAATAAGCAGGCGACTAAAACTGCACTAGCATCTGATACATTGGAAGGTGAAACATTTGATATTATGATCGGTCCTGCATTATGGGCTAAATTGAGATCGATTGTATCGCCACAAGACCAGCAATATCTTCTTTGGGTAATTCAAAAGATTATGAAATTGCCTCTAACCCCAGACGAGAAATCAGGGTTGAAAATTGGATTTGTTGATGCTCTAAAAAGCATTCTATCATCTAACAATCAATCTAAAGTGCTCGCTGATAAGTTTTTAGCTGAGATTAAAGCTGAGATCGCAGAGTTTGAAGAAGGTGATTAACATTTCTTGATTCTCAAGTTTAAGACGGTATAATGTAATCGTGCTTGATTTGAATCACGATTACTTCGAAAAAATTCTATGTAGCAGAGCACTAACTGACTCTGCGTACCTTGCTGCTATTGTAGATTTTATCAAGCCAGAGTACTTTAAAGATAAAAATATTGCAGCTATCTTTACTATTATATCGAAATTCTATCAGCAAAGAGATAAGCTGCCGACGCTCACCGAAGTCAAAGCTTACATAACAACAGATAGCCTTAAAAACTCGTTTAAGACCGTTATTACCGAAATCAAAAATATCGATAAGAATATCGATAAAGATGAACTGTATGCGAACACTGAAAAGTTTCTAAAAGAGAAAGCTGTATATAATACAATGCTCTCCCTTGCTAATGAAATATCTACAGGTACTATCAATACAGGAGAAGCTCTAACTAAGTTCGAAAAGGCATGTAGCATTACCCTTACGACTGATATGGGTATAGATCTATATGGTAACATTGATACAATCGTTAATGATCTTCTCAACGTTCAGAAGATGATACCTTCGACTTGGCCGTGGCTTGATGAAGCATTAGGCGGAGGCTTTCTTGAGCAAGGTCGCGCATTATACGTTTTTGCTGGTGAAACAAATATCGGTAAGTCTATTTTCTTAGGAAACATTGCAACTAATATATCACGTCAAGGTAAAAATGTGTTGCTGATAACGTTAGAGATGTCCGAGCTCCTCTATGCAAAGAGGTTATGCTCAAACGTATCAAAGATACCCCTTAGCAGTCTATCTATAAATACTTCTGCATTATAACAGGCGATTGTAGAAGAGAAAGCTAGAGGTAATGGAAGTATATTCATTAAAGAGTTTCCACCTGCAACAGTCACGCCAAATCAAATAAAGGCGTTTATTAAGAAGATAACAGATGCAGGTATTTGTATAGACGCAATTGTAATTGACTACCTAAACCTTCTACACTCCCCCTCTGGAAGTAACTCGTATGAGCGAGTAAAGATTATCGCAGAGCAAGTTAGGGCTATTAGTTACATCTTCAATTGCCCTGTTATATCAGCTACACAGCTAAATAGATCTAGCTACGGTGCACCTGATCCTGGTCTCGGAACTATCTCAGAGAGTATTGGACTAGCAGCTACAGCAGACGTTATTGTATCCCTCTATCAGAATGAAGAAGATAGAGAGCTGGGGGTGATTCGTATGGGAATGATGAAGAATAGATATGGTATGAGAGGTCATACCCAGGCAATGAGAATTGATTACTCTACTTTAACAATATCTCAATCAGAAGACGATTTTACTTCTGATGAAGCTGATGGAGTTTTAGATGTATTACGCTCCTTTGCGGATTGATTTTGTGTATATAGTATGTAAATATTTATAATGAGTAATCCACGAAACGTAGCAATTTGGACAGATAACGATTTAGATGGGTCGGGTTCGGCGTATCTGTTAAGTTGTATATATAAAACTCCTCCACATAACGTCTTAATTAAAGAGGTTTATGATAGGACGTTTGTTGGCGAATTTAAAGGTTGGGTTGCAGCTAATTATGATAAGTACGATACAATTTTTATCACAGATCTTCATATACCAGACGAATTGGTTGATATTGTTGATGATCCGAAAGTTGTAATTATAGATCACCATCAATCGCATGTAGATGTTAAAGATCGATATAAAAAAGCAAAGGTCATAATTGAATACGAAACATCGTGTACCAAACTCATTAGAAGAAAATTTGAAGCGGTGTTAAAATTAACAGATGCTCAAAAAGAGCTTCTCGACCATGTAGATGATTATGATAACTACACTTTGAAGCTCAAAGATACTTTGAAGTATAATGCTATCTATCACAGCTATAACAGACCTAAAGTTGATAAGTTTATTGAAAATTTCCGCGACGGTGTTAGAGAGTTTACACCCAATGAGAAGAATGCAATTAAGCTATACTTTTTAAAATATAAGGAGCAAATAGATAAAGCGACATTCTATTTCGGAAGCATCAAAGGTTATAAAGTTGTTGGATGCTTTGCAGAAAATTCAATTAACGAGGTTGCACACTATGCTATCAATCACTTCAAAGCTGATATTGCTATGGTTATAATACTTCAAGCAAAATCTGTCTCAATAAGAAAGAACAAAGAAACATGCCCTATCGAGTTGCATAAGCTTGCAGAAAAGCTATGCGATGGAGGTGGACATGCTTACGCAGCGGGTGGAAAGATTACAGAAAAGTTTATGGAGTTCTTAAAAACATTAACAGCTCAACAGTCCTAATTATGCACGTTACAGTTAACAATCCCGCATCGGTGATTATAGATCAAGAGAGTGAGCACATATTACTCTCTTTTTGCTCGTTTTGCACTTTACTTAAAGGTAAAAAGCTTTCAACTCAAAACGTTTTCGTTTTAATTCTACAAGACGATAAACTTAGAGACATTCTCAAAGAGCTTTTGGGTGCAGATAATAATTATGAAGTTATTAAGTTGTTTTTAGACTATGACCCTACTATAATAAAGAGTAAGTACATAACTAAATACCTCAATACGAATAAAACACTATGCTTTTAACTGAATATGATAAGAGAATATACAACACGTATTTAGCTTCAGGTCGCATTGCGAAGAACCAGCCATTCAAACTAAGAAAAAATTTTGATGGTATAGAGGATGAGAAGTATATTCTCCTAAAAAAACTCGGTGATTTCTTTGCAAGAAACAATCATATTAATATGCAGGATTACTTTTCTGCACCATATGATATATATGGCAAGGATGCATTTATCGAGCTAAACTTTTTCTTATCACGCAAAGCGATTAATTGCTACACGTTAAAGGAGAAAAAGAAAGCTCTATCGGATCCAGAATCAGATCAGGTTAAAGAGAATGTAAAAGACTCTTGCAAGTTTTTATATGGTTATTGTAAGAGTGAAAATATAACACTCGATGAATATAAGACATATACTCCTGGAGCTGTTCCTATATATTTGATGCACCTAAAGGAGAGACGTATTAACTTTTATATTGTACACGGATTAGAAATCGCAGACCCTTCTTACCATTTAGGGAATGAATTGCTGGATTTTATGATAAACGAGTATAAAATATATATGGATGAGACGAGGTTGAATTTTATGAAATCGAAGAAATTGAAAGTCTTAGTTAAGACTGCTTTGAATATAGTAAACGAAAAACTCCGATCTGACAAACAACAAACAAGTAAGAAACAAACAGAACAATAATACATGAGTACATATAACACATCAATGTTCCAATCAATTAAAGATGCACTAAGCAAGCCTGAGGCTAGCAATGGTACCTATAATGAGATTATGAAAACCACCCCAGGTAATACGTATACCGTACGTCTTCTACCTGCTGCTAACGACCCCAAGAATACGTTCTTCGAGTATATCACTCACGGCTGGGAATCGTTTGCGACTGGACAATACGTCCAAGCTATGAGTCCTCAAACATTCAGCGACCGAGATCCAATCGCTGAAGAGAGATTCCGTATCCTCCGAACTGGATCTGAAGACGAGAAGGAGAAGGTAAAGGCAATCAAGAAGATTGTTAAGTATCTTGTAAATGTCTACGTGGTAGATGACTCGTCTAACCCTGAGAATAACGGAAAGGTAAAACTCTTGCGTTATGGTAAACAGCTTCAGAAGATTATTCTCGATGCTATCAGTGGTGATGACTCGGATGAATTCGGTCCTAGAATTTTCGACCTCGGTCCTGAGGGTGTCAACTTCAAAATCAAATGCGAGTCGCAAGGAGACTTTCCTACTTACGTCTCG